GTGGCAAGTAACCAAACCTGACCAAGTTGTGGCATACCAATCTCATAACCATTTAGTCGTATCCACGCTTCGTCTGTAATTCTGTTATCATCTATTGAGTAGTGAAAACTATTGCCAGCACCTGATGGGTCTTGTGGATTTATGTTAAGACCCTTGCCTTCTTCTTTGACAAACCTATGTGCTTCCCAGCTTTCTTTGGTAGCTCGCTTGCGTCTTAGTCCTGGGTACTTTGCAATCTTTGGATACATGTCCATACCCATCAAGGCGTTTGTAGATACATGATCTGTAAACACAATAAACTGCATCCTATCCCAATCACCCCATTGAACACGAGGGTCTGGGAAAACTCTACGAGGATCATAGTTAATCATCTCGTTAGTCTTCTTCTGAGCGTTCCACACAACCTTGGTTGGTGCGAAGCCATATCTTATACTGTCTAGTAACATCTGAGCTAGTTTGGCTTCACCAGCAGTTCTACGCATGTGCTGGTGTAACAATCGCTCTAGGATCATAGATGGTTGTTTGGACTTTCTGTTTAGTCCCTCAAGCATGAACATAGGATTTCTGCCTGACAGTGCAGACATAAGATATGTAAGAACTGTATCTGCAATGGCTCGTGTATCAGCTACGACTGCTTTTTCTCTAAACTTTGTTGCGTCTGACGGAACCCACACATCATGTGCTCTATCTGCATCACGCCAGTGGTCGTACCTACGGGAGATACGATCATGGGACATCTTGCAACAAGCTCTAACGTAATCAACAATCTTAGCCTCTTGCTCATCAGACAACATATCACTGATGTCTTCGTAAGCCATCAAAGGTCTTTCGAGGTCAGAGAGATCGCAGATTAAATCTAAACTGTCTCTTGATGTTTCTTGCTTATAATTTGCCATGATTTCTATTTAACCTCTTAAAAAAGTTCTGTCGTCCTACAGTTCTCCCCAACCCTTAAAGGGTTCAGACTTTCCGTAACTGTCTAGTGATTGCTTTGCGAAAGAGGCGTGTAAGGAATTACTCATGTTGATGGGCAAGTTAATCATTTGTGTCGCTTGACCTCCCATTTTTGCCAACGCATCAAGAGCCATTGATAGAGCATCCACGATGTCGTCATGCTTCCCGTTAGGGAATGTTTGCATCTCATTCATAAAGTCGTCTAGCCATTGTGCCTTTTCAGGAATAAAAACTCGTCCCCCTTCTATCAATGGTGTGACTGCATTAACTCTGCTGACTTTGTCGGCTGTTACTTTTACTGGGATTACAGAGATACCACTCTCTGTTCTTAGTTCTTGAATTAGTGATTGACCAGATGCTTTGTCCTCAACATAAAAACCTCGAAGCCCTTGACCACGCCACCTGGCGTTTAGTCCGACTGCCATACGCTTTAGTTCTGGGAAATCATATCTGTCACGAATTACGTCCAGTATATATATGTCGCCATTGTTACTAAGACCAGCGACTATCATAACAGAATAGTCGGCAGTCTCTGTCTTTTTAAATGCTGTATCAGCAGAAATAATTACCATGCTTATATCTGGTAACTCTTTGTAAGACTGCCACCACTGGGCTTTTATAAGATTACCACCTTGGATAAATGGTGATTGTTGGTAAAGACTTTCAAACTCTCTTGGGTCAAGTCGTTGTCGCTTTTTTAAATCTTCGACTGGAAACCTGTCAGGCCACAACGCTTCTTCGACTGCTTCCCTGTAATATCTTTTCCCTGGCGAAACTTTGCTCAAGTCGCCAGTCGGGATATGCCTTGGGTCGTCTTCTGGTAGTTGGGCGACTGACTTTCTTATGCCAGCTTCGGAAATCTTTATCGCTGGAAAATTGATATGATGCCACGCACCTTCTCGCCAATCTTCCGTTTCCATGATACGACCAGCAAGGTCGTCTGGATGCCAACGAGTAAGGATAATAATTTCAATCGGAGCCGTACCATCTGGTTCAGGTTGCTTACGAGTTGACAAGGCCGAGACATAATACGACCAGGCTTTATTTCGCTGAGTAGCACTCTCAGCTTCTTCACGGGCTTTGACTGGATCATCAACCAGAAGACATGTAGCAGCCCGTCCAGTAGTTGAGCCACCCATACCAGTGGCGTAATAAGAACCTCCTTGAGTTGTACGCCAGTCATCCACTGCTTTACTTTCTTCAGACATTGCAAAATCTGGATAAGACTGTTTAACCAACGGCTCTCTTGCATGGTCTCTAGTTTGGCGACCAAATGTTTTTGCCAAGTCTTGGTTGTATGAGGTAGCAAGGACATTGCGATTAGGCTTCTTGCTAAGATAGTAGACAGGAAAGAGCGTACTTGCGAGCCAACTCTTGCCATGTCTTGGAGGCATCGTGATAAGAACTCTGCGACAACCGAGCGTATCTTTTTCAAGAGCATCCAGAGTTTTGATAAGCTCAAGCTGGAAGCCAGCAAGCTCAAAGTCTGGGTACAACGCCCTAACAAATCCTTCAAATCCATTTCTAGCTCCCTGTATCTTCAGTAGGTGTTTCGCTGCTTGTTGTGGCGTTAGTGTCATTTTCATCTTCCTCTACTGCTGTTTTTGCCTGTGCTGCTATTTCATTAAGCTCATCAAAAGTAAGCTCGTGCACTTGTTTGTTTTCGACTGTGTGTTCATTAAAGGAATGATGTAGGTCAGGCATGACTTTGTTAAGCAACATGCCAAACACTCTAACCTGTTGGTTGTTCCATTCCCGTCTGCCATCTAATACTTCTCGTACTACAGGCATTTGCTTACGCACAATATCTAATGTGGATCGTCTTACTCTATCGACTTCCAATGGAGTTACTGGTGGTAAACCAGTACCTACTGTTGGGCTTGGGTTCTTTCTTACGTTAGCCATGTGCAATATTCCTCACAAGGTTTTCATTTTGTGGTGCGAAAATTCGGATTGTAGGACATGGCACTACACGAAGCTGGACGGCGAAACGGCTTTGTACCCCCCCTATCTCAGCTAAAAGGCTAACTAATGACAAACTAGCTGTATAAGTGCTTGATATTGTTGAAGATTGTAGTCCCATAGTAGGATATTTTCCCCTTAATGTTTTCAAAACTGTCTAGTAACTCTAGGTTTCAATGGTGTTACAGAACACTTCGGCAATCATATCAGCCACTTATCGATCCAGTCGTCCCTCTCCTAAAGGAGAGGTAGGAGAGAGTTGGGGGTGTCGAATTTGATTTTCATTTTCGATTTAACTTCAACCAACAACTCATGGAGAGTTCAATGCAGACTACTGTAACTTTTGTCAGAAATGACACCAAAACCTACCCTTCGGGTGCTTCAATCGATCAAACTGTGTTTGACATCAATGGTGACGAAGTCACTTTGGAAAACACATCATCGAAGATGATCGGCGAACAACTCAACGACTATGACCCAAAGGGTTTGACAATCAGCAAAGCTGATGCCGTCAAGCTGAGAGAGTTCTTCTCGAAGAGAACCGACACTAACTTGGCTAAAGCCAAGAACCACAAAGCCAATGGCAAAGCCAAGCAATCCCAAGCTGCGACAAAGAGGGCTGGCTACGCCAAAGAGCAAATCAAACTCATCGATGCCTACGGCATTGCATGTTTCGGTGCAGTCAAGCCAAAGTCCAAGCCAAAGGCTACCAAGATTGCTCCAAAGTCTCAGCCTATGGCTGATGCAAGGATTGATGCTATCGAGCAAAAGCTCGACAAGTTGTTCGCTATGCTTACAGCCAAGTAATCAACCAACGTAATCCCCTAATCCCCAGGGTGAACCAATGTGTTCACTCTGGGTTTTTTTTTGTGCCGAAACCCTAGTGGTCATGGTGTCGTGATGGACACCATCTGATGATGGCAGTCACCATTCAATCGTTCATAGGAGGACACAATATGAGCAAAAGAACTTTCAACTGGAACTCAATGCCAGTCAACAACAGACCGACTTCACTCGAAACTCGTCAGCGAAAGTCGTTCACAACTGGGAGCTTCAACTTCCAATACTTCGACATCTCGACTGACATCAAACCGAGCAGACCACCAATGCCTGTTCGCAATCCATTCATAGGGAGAAAAACCAATGGCTAAACTTGACCACCTTGAGACCTCATCAAACTACGACATAGCGATGGACTTTTATCAGTCGCTCATGCACTTCATCACCAACAACAAAGGAACCCATGTTCAGGTTGATGCCATCATGGATAACCTCAAGCTCATCTACGACACAGATGAGACACCGATTGCCGTGAAGATACGCAAGGAAAATGAGCAGTCTTAATGTGGCAAGTCATTGATCGGTATCCCCGAAAAGGTTTCGCCATCAGACGAGTAACGACTGGCGAAATAGCAGACATCTTTCTTCAGCGATCAAGAGCAGATCAAAGATGTGATTATCTTAACAACGGCTACGTTTCAAAGGAGGACACAAATGAGCGTAACAATCAAGAGCAACAAGAAGTTGCACCCTAAATCCCAACGAGCATTGGAGACAATACTCAAGCATCACGGCTACGACAAAGATGACATAGGTTTCATGTCGTTTGGTGTCGTTGCATGTGGTGGTACAACAATCGTCAACACCAACGGCTACAAGTCTAGGTCAATCGCCAAGGACATCAAGCATTGTGGCTTGACCAAGCAACTCTCGGTCTCATTCAAATGAGTTACTACAAGGGAGATGACATAACCGAAGTCATCACAATCAAGCGTGGAAAGATTGCAAAGTCTTTTCGCAGACCATCAACCAATGAAAGTGTGTACTGGCAGTCAGCAGAATGTGCCACACCAATGGACGTTACGTTCTATCGCTTGTCAAGGAAGAGACCAGAGCCAGAGTTCAATGGTGTACTATTAACACTATCTCGTTGACAACTATAACACATCTGTGCAACATCTTAAACATTATAAAGGAATGGGAGAATGTTAGAATGGCTAACCCAAATAGAATACCTAGAGTGGCTACTCAAGATCATCGTGCAAGGGATATTGAGTTAGCTGAACCAATCAATGATGTGCTTTACATCAACAACAAGGGGTCACTCATGCCCAAGAGACCAGTCTTGAAGTACCCAACACCTATCGAACACAAGACATCTATCCATGTGGTAGTCGCATCAGTCTTGTTAACAATCTTAATGGCTTTCTTCATTGCATTACTGGGCATCAACTGGCTGATGCAATGTGGAGAACCAATCTATTTCAGCGATAGAACATGGACGACTGGCGAGTGCCTACTAATTCCATACACACCAGTATCGGGTACTTGGTAATGAACGCAACACCAACCGAGAAGAAGAGACAGACATATCTCAATCTTTTCAAGGACGGAGTTGCTGATGGATTGATACACGGCAACCGAGACCAATCAAAGTTGTTCTCTCACTACTACAAGCAAGGCTACGACTTTGGATTAACAATGTTCAGCGAGTTAAACGAGGAGGAAGAATGTATATAGCTTTAATACTAAGCCCTGACAAAGACAATGTCACAGGCTACGGATCATTCGATCATCACGAAGATGCTGAAGACTTTGCCATCAGAGAGAGTGCTTCAGCTAACAACGAACACGAAGACATAAAAGGTTGGAGTTGGCTAGTGCTATGGCTCAACCCAACAGAACACCCAAACCCCAACACAATGCTAACGGAGGCAAACAACAATGCAGAAATTCTTAACTGATGCCCAGCTACGGCAACTCGTAGCTAATTTCAAGGACGAGAACGAAGACAACCCACCAGTCGTCAAGTTCTTTGGTGGTTCAGCGACATGGTTGTTCAACGAATACAACCCTGACAACGAATGTTTCTTTGGGTTGTGCGACTTAGGACATGGTGCAGAGCTAGGCTATGTCGATAGCCAAGACCTCAAGGAATTAAAAATTCCACCATTCGGTCTCAATGTTGAGCGTGACAAATACTTCAGCACGACTGAACCAATGTCTTACTTCATCGCCAAGGCAAAACAAGATGGAGGTATACAAGTGGTCGAAAATCTAAAGACATTTGAGATTGAAGATAGTGACGAATTCTTTGAGAAGTATAAACCAGCCGTACCAAAGGAAGCGTTTGCATGTGGCTCAATGACCAATGATGATGACGAAGACATCTCATATTGTATTAGCACCGACTGGAGCAAGATTGCTTTCCCAATCAAACATCTCTTACTCAAGAAGACTGACAAAGGTTGGCGTGGAGATGGCTTTTATACTGGGCATGAGGGAAAGCTAGAGGCAGAAACAATAGCCGAAGAATACAAAGAGGAGATGGGAGTTGAAGTTAAAGTTGTCGAAGCCCAACCCCACGACTTCATATGGACTGTCTGCCATGTAGATGATGCAACATATATCTGCCAAGGACTTCAGTACGTCAATCGAGACTTCTATATCCTTGCGACTGTTCCCTATCAACAAGGAGACAAGGACACCTACTGCTATATGCAAGGCAAACATGAATACGAGGAGGTATAAATGGAAGATTGGGAAATAAAGAAGAACGCCTTAGAAGAAAAATATTATCCTATTACATGGGAGATAGCTAAAGGTGAAATAGAAATCCATTGTAAGAATGGAAAGTTA